TATAAAATTATGAAAATAGATTATGAAAACTTAAAATTATTTGAATCAATAGGTCTTAATAGAGATATAGCTATTACAGCTGTATACGTTTTATTTAAAATCAAAGAAGAAAATGAAACATGGTTAAAAATGTACATTGACGAAGATATAAATAAAAATTCTATTATAGTATTAAAAGAATTACAAAAATGTAATCTTATTGAATACAAAGAAAAATTTATAATTACTAAAAATGGTTTAGATTTATTAGAACAAGTAAATGAAAAAGTAATAAAAGAAAAAATAGTAGCAATAGATTGTTCTGAGTGGATAGATGATTATCTTAAATTATGGAAAGACTTTAATAATGTATTCTATAAAGATAAAAATAGAACATTAGGTTGTTCTAAAAGAGATGCTATAAGTCAAATGAACAAATTTATTAAAGAATATAATTATTTATTTGAAAATACAGATCCTAAATCAATTATATTAAATGCTACAAAAAATTTCATAAATTCAGCAAAAAGTAATAACTTTGCATATTGTCCAAATGCTTTTTATTTTATTGCTAAGCAAGGGCAGGGAGAAGGCAAAAAATCTAAATTAGCATTAGAATGTGAAAATTTAGAAATTATTAAAAATCCAATTATTAGAAAAAAAAGTGTAAATGAATAATTTTGTAAAAGTTTATGAAGAAATTAAAAGAAGAAAAGAAAACTTAGAAAGAGGGGGTATAAATTCTATACCTTTTCCTTTTAGGGGATTTAATAAAGTAATTCCTGGTATTATACCAGAAACACAAACTACTTTAACTACTGTATCAGGTGCTGGTAAAACATTGTTTTCTACTAATATTTATGTTCAACATCCTTTTAATTATTGGATGGAAAATAAAGATAAAATGGATATTGATGTTGAAATATTTTTATTTTGTTTAGAAGATAGTATTGAACTTACTACTAAACGTATGATTATTAGACAGTTATGGGAACAATGTGGTATTAGACTATCTATGTTTAAATTAAATTCTTATTTTCAAGGAGACAAATTAGATGATGAAACATTAAAAGCTATTAATTCATTAAATCCTTATTTTGAAAAATTCTTTTCTAAAGTACATTTAATCGATTCTACTAAAAATCCTTATGGAATATATAATAAAGTAAGAGAATGGTTAGAAAGACCTGAAAATGGAAAAATAGTAGATGAACACGGTAATACTTTAAATAAACAACAAATAGAAGAAGCTAATAAAAATCACGCAAAAACAACTTATGTTCCTAGTGTATCTAATCGTTTTGTAATTGTTATATTAGATAATATGCAAAATGTTACTCCTGAAAAAGATGATACTAAATGGAATGCTTTAGATAAATTATGTAGAACTTATATGAGGGATAGATTATGTAATTATTATAAAACAAGTAATCTTATTATAGCTCAACAAGAAAAATCAAAAGAAAGAACTGTTTATAATATGGATGGTGATGTTGTAACAGGTAAATTTTTACCTGATTTAGCTTCTATTGCAGAATATAAAAACGTAACAGACAGTTCTCATTTAGTATTAGGTTTATTTTACCCTTGGAGATACAAAATAAGAACTTATCCAGAAGACCATGATAGTTATAATATAGAAAAATTAGAAAGTTATTACAGAAATTTACATATATTAAAAAGTAATTTTGCTGATATGGACACTAATGTTTCTTTATTATTTGATGGCGTAGCTGGAGTAGTTTCTGAATTACCTTCCCCAATATCTCCTGATATGCATAAAGTATATGCTTATGTAGAAGAATTAATTCAAAATAAAAAAGGTTTAGTAAAATTAAAAATGTAATATTATGAAATTATATGAAACAAGTGAAGATTACAAACTAGTGGTATATGATTTGGAAACAATTCGTTGTTACTTTCTTGCTTTTTTTTATAATCCTGATACGGAAGAATGGTTAGAGTTTGAAATAAGCGAATATAAAAATGATTTATACGCACTTATGAAATTTTACCATTCTTCTAATATAGATTTTGCAGTAGGTTATAATAATTTAGGATTTGATGCTCAAGTATTAAATTACATTCAATCAACTCACGAACAATGGTTTAACAATACTAATTTAGAAATAACTAATCTTATATATAGTTTTGTACAAAACCTTATTGAAGGACAGAAATATGGTATGAGATTACCATATTATGAATCTCAATTTTTAATTAAACAATTAGATTGTTTTACTATATTAGGATTAAATAATGCAGCTAGATTATCAAGTTTAAAATCATTGCAATTTCGTTTAAAGTGGTATAATGTAGAAACAATGTCTATACATCACTCTACTGAAAATATGTCATTAGAAGACATAGAAAACGTAAAATCTTATTGTAGAAATGACATACTTAGTACTTATGAAGTATTTAAACTAGTATTAGGTAATACTGATGATGAATTATACAAAGGTAATAATCAAATGGAGTTTAGAAACTCTATAAAAGAAGAATTTAAATTAGATTGTTTTAATTATTCTGATATTAAAATAGGAGAAGAATTAATGATTTCTGCTTATTTAGAAGATACTAAAACAAAAAGAGAGAATTTTCCTAAAAGAGGTACATTTAGAAAATACATTAAATTATCAGATTGTATTCCAGATTATTTAAAATTTAACACAGAAGAATTATCAGAATTATTAAAAACTGTAAAACGTAGAACAATTAATCAAGATGAATCTATAGATTATAAATTTAATTTTTATGGTACTAATTATGAGTTAAAAAGTGGAGGATTACATTCTAAAAACGAAAATGAAATTTATAAATCTAATGAAGAATATGTAATATATACTTCAGATGTAGGTTCGTTTTATCCTATTTCTAGTATTCGTAGAAAAATATTTCCTGCTCAGTTAGGAGAAAAGTTTTTAAAAACTTACGAAAAACGATATAATAAAAGAATGGAATTAAAACCATTGTCTAAAAAAGATAAAACTATTAAAGGTATTTGTGATGGAATTAAACTTCAACTTAATATAGTTTTCGGTTTAAAAAACATTAAAAAATAAAAAAAGAACTATTGTATTTAAAATTAGTTTATGTATATTTGTATACATGAATATAATTATTGAAAATAATAGTGTATTAGAAAAATCAGGTATTTATAAAATTAAAAATATTGTTACTCAAAAATTTTATATAGGTTCTACTATAATGAGTTTGTATAAAAGAATGCAACATCATTATTGTTTATTAAATACAAATAAACATAAAAACATTCATCTTCAAAGATCTTGGAATAAGTATGGAAAAGATAATTTTCAATTTATAGCATTTGAAAATATTGAAAAAACAGAATGTTTAAATAGAGAACAAGTATTAATAGATGAAATAGGTATTGATAATTTATATAATATAAATCCTTTAGCTTCTGGTACACCAAATTTATCTAAAGAAACATTAGATAAAAGAAATAACTCTATTAAAAAAACTAGAGAAATTTGTGTAAATTATAAAAAACAAATATTAAATAAAGAAATAACAATTGATGAAATTCCTATTAAATATTTAAAATGGACAAGTGAATTGTTAAGATTAAATAATCGAGTAACTTGGAATAAAGGTAAAAAACAAGGAGAAATTGATTATTCGCATTTAAAAGGAGTTAAAAAAACTATAACAGAAAAATGGCATAAAAGAACCGAAAATGCTAGAAATACAGTAATGGCTAAATCTAAAGAAATGTGGGTTTATGACATTAATTATAATTTTTTAGGATATTGGAAAAATGCTCATGAGTTAGAAAAAGAATCTTTAAATGATGATTTTAAATTAATAAAGCATATGATATTAAGAAATCCAAAAGGAAGAAATGGATACAGTGCTTTTGTTTTAAAATCTTTTAATACACAAAAATCAATTAGAAAAAATACAAGTTATAAAGGTTTATTTTTTAAATGTGAGCCGCTTCATCAAGAGATTGATGTTGAAAAATTGGGCAAAAACGGTGAAGACTGAAATGTTAATACCGTGCTAAACTTAGAAACTAAAAAATCTAAGTCAGTGTAACGCATAGTGGGTGAACCTGGAAACAGAATATAAACCGCCACGAGTGCCCGACAACCTATCAGTCCGTTAGGTTGAAAATATATGCTGAGCTTATAGAAATAAAAACTATAAGAATCAAAGGATAAAAAGCCTTTGAGATAACACAACTGAAAATGGGTAGTAAAGTAAGTCCTTTTTTTGATATGAAAGCTTTATATTCTATTACTATAGGTAATGAATTTACTTTATTAAAACTTATAGAAGATTTAGAATTAAATAATTTTCATGTAATTTCAGCAAATACTGATGGTATAGAAGTATTAGTAAAAAGATCAGAAGAACAAAAATATTTAGAACTTTGTGAAGAATGGTGTAATTTAACTCAATACACGTTGGAACATGATAAATATGATTGGATTATTTATTCTAGTATAAATGATTATATTGCTAAAACTATAGAAAGTAAATATAAATTTAAAGGTGATTTTGTATCAGATGTAGAATTATATAAAAATCCATCTAAAAGAATTATTCCTTTATCTTTACAACAATACTTTATCAATGGAGTTAAACCAGAAGATTTTATTCCTAATCATAAGGATATATTAGATTTTTGTATTAGAGGAAAAGCAAATTCTTCTACTTCATTATTTCTTAAATATGATAATGGAGAAAGTATAGATGTAGGTAGTTTAATAAGATATTATTTAACTAAAAACAAAACCGCTCCTCAATTATTTAAAATAGGTGAAGGCAGTAAAGATAATAGTATTGATGCAAATCAAAATGCGCCTAATGAATTAGGAATTCAAAGAGTAAAACTATTTAATAAAATAGTTGACGGACCGTATAATATTGATTATGAACAATATATATATCAGACTTATAAAATCATAGCAAAAATAGAAAAAAACAAAAAAGATTTGAATTATGTAGATTCAATCTTAAACAAAGATCAATTTAAATTATTTTAAACAATGAATACAGAATTAACATTATTAATAACAAGATCTGCTAATATATATTTTTGGATATTTATTATCTTTTTTATTATACAATTTTTACATATGTTTACAAAAGCATATAAAATAAGACAAGAAACTTTAGAAAAATTAGGTAAAATTGAAAACGGATTTAGTATTACAAATTTTATAACGTGGTTTTTATTTATTTTAAGCATGTATTACAAATGAAAGAATTAACAATACCAACACATTTTAGATTTTTAAATAAAAAAGAAGCTAAAAAATGGGATAGAACTACTAAAGATTGGATTCCTATAAATGAAATTCAAGTTAGAGGAAATAATGATTTTTACGATATATCAGCAGCTTCTTTTTCTTGGGTTCTTTATAATGTTGAAAAACCTAATTTAGAGTTTAAAACAGATAAATTTAGTAAAAAAGATTTAAAAGAATTTAATGGTAGATATGGTAGATAACAATTTAAAAGTAGGAGATTTAGTATCTCCTACTATTATTTACAATACTTTACTTAAAAAAGATAAATATGAAGTAAGAAGTATTTATGGTAATAAAATAGAAATATTATCCGATTACCATGGATTAAAATGGTATTTAACAAAAAACTTTAAGAAATGGAAGAAAAATGTAAATTTTATGACGATGGACATGGAAACGGAAGTTATATGTCTGGTGCAAGTTGTGGACCTCCTAGTTGCAGATATTCTAAAAAAGAAAAATATAAATATATGACTCCAAATTGTGACGGTAATTTAGATAAATGTTATTTTACTGTTGAAAAAGTAATTAGTAAAATAAATCAAATAACAGAATTAGAAAATAAATTAAATAAATTATACTAATGAAAGCAATAGAAATAAACGATACTCAAAAAGAAATGCTTTTAGAAATGTGTAAAGCATTATTTCCAGAATACAAAAATGTTTGTTTTTATATAGATGGAGATGGTAACAATGATTATGACATTATTATTATAAAAGATAAAATTCCGTATATATTAATTCATTGGTTTGAATTTTGTCTTACTCATTTAGCTGAAAAAATAATTGCTACATTTAATATAAATGAAGATGGTGATAAAATCTATAAAAGAACATTAAATGATGATTTAAGTAAATTTTATCTAGAATCTTTAAATTTTAGTAGAGGTTTTATTAAAACACATCCAGTCGATTATTTATATAAACAATTTAAAGAATTAAAATTATGAACTTAGAAAAAGGAAAATGGTATAAAAATTTAGGATATGAAAATAATTATATTGGTAAATATTTAGATGACTATGATAATAATGCTAAAATAATTTCTGAATATATTACTGGTGAAAAAGAATATAGAAATAAAAGAGGAACATTATGTTTTAAAAATGCTGTATTAATAGAAGATTTATCTGAAATACAAAAATATTTACCTTTAGGGCATTCTGATTATAAAATAAATAAAATAATAGAGTTATGGTAAAAGAAAAAATATTAGGTTGTACAAATGTAAATTGTTCAATAAGAGCAAAATGTAAAAGAGCTAATTTATCTAATAGAAAATCTTTTGAATTTAAAGAATATAAAGGAATGTGTAATAATTTTATAGATAATAGAAAACAAAATCCTAAAATAAGTAAATTTAAAGATGATATTATAGAGTTTTTAAATGATGTAGACAATTTTTAAATATGATTATAAACAGAACATTTGTATGTGGTGACATACACGGAAATTTAAATGCTTTAAAAGAAGTATTAGAAAAAAGTAATTTTAACAATAAACAAGATAAAATTATTTTTTTAGGAGACTATTGTGATAGAGGTTTACAAACAGCAGAATTAATTCAGTTTCTTATAGAATTAAAAAACGAAAATTCTAATCATGTATTTATAAAAGGAAACCATGATGAATGGTTAAAAGATTATTTAGTTACAGGAGAAAGAAATCAAGTTTGGGTAATGCAAGGAGGACAAGAAACAATAGATTCTTATTTGCAAAATCCTAAATATTTAATTGATAAAGAACATGAAAAATTCTTTTTAGATTTAAAACTTTATTACATAGATACACAAAATAGAGTTTTTGTACACGGAGGATTTACTTCTCATAGAGGAATAGGTTATGAGCCTTATGAATCTAATTATTGGTGGGACAGAACTTTATGGGAATTAGCATACGCTACTAGAAAAACACCTACTCCTAAAAAATTTCTTTATTATAAAGAAATATATATAGGGCACACTAGTACATTAAATTGGACTATTGATGAAATAATTAATCCTATAGGCGAAGTAATAAAAGGAGATTTTCCTTGTACTACACCTATGAATTGTCATAATATATGGAATATAGACACAGGAGCAGGATACAAAAAAGGAAAATTAACCTTATTAAATATAGACACTAAAGAATATTATCAATCAAATGAAATTAAATAAAGAACAAATAAAAGCATTAGCTAATAAAATATTAGCAGAAATTAAAGAACAAGTTAATTTAAAAAATGAAAAAATAACAAATTTAAAAGAAAACAGAAAGAAAATAGATAAAATCATGTCTATTTTTGAACCTGCTTTTGAATTACAAGAAAAAGAAATTATAAACATTTCTTGTTATAATTATAAAGATGAAAAAGTATATGCTAGTACTAAAGAAAGTTTAAGAGAAAAATTAGAAAGAAAAGAATTAGATTTAATTTCTTTACCTGTGTTATACCAAATAGAAAATAGTATTATTTTAAATACTATTGAATGTGATAATTTAGATGAATTAATCGAAAGAATTAAAAACGAATACATTAATTAAAAATGGGCAGATATTATTCAGGAGACATAGAAGGTAAATTTTGGTTTGCTGTTCAATCAAGCAACGCAGCAGATAGATTCGGAGTAATTGGAAACGAACCAAATTATATAGAATATTATTTCGAAAAAGAAGATTTACCTAAAATAAAAAAAGAATTAGCTAAAATTAAAAAAACAATAGGTTCAAAAAATTTAAAAACTTTTAAAGATTTTTTCAAAAAAACAAATGGATATAATGATGAAATAATGAGAGAAAATGGAGTTTTAGAAATTTGGAATGAACATAATAGAGATTATGCTGATTACATTTTAGGTGAAAAAATTAAAAATTATTTAAAAAACAACGATAGTTGTGAATTTACAGCAGAATTATAAAATGAACAATAAAAAAAGAATAGGAATTCCTGGTTGGTTAATAGATGGTAAATGTTTTGGAGTAACATTACCTTATATTAATTATATATCAAAATTTGGAATCCCAATAATTATTACTCCCAATCAAGTAAATGATTTACCAGAAATAGATTTATTATATTTACCAGGAGGATTAGATGTAAATCCTTTAAATTATAATGAAATGCCTGGTTATTATACTCAAAACCCAAATGTTATGTTGGAATATTTCGATAAACACATTCTTCCTAAATATATAGAAAATAATACGTCTATATTCGCTGTATGCAGAGGTGCTCAATCGTTGTTTACTATGTATGGAGGAACTTTAATACAAGATTTTAAAGAACATAAACAAAGTGGTTATCCTACAGATCAATGTCATTTAATTAGACCTAAAAATCCTGCTTTATATACAGAATATAATAAATTATTTAGTAAATTAAAAGTAAATAGTAGACATCATCAAATGATGATAGATGACGAAAAAAGCAATGAAATAGATGTTATTGCTGTAGCTGAGGATTTTAAAGACATTGTAGAAGTTTGGAAACATAAAACTAAGAACATTTGGGGTGTTCAATATCATCCAGAAGACCATGGAATTAATGATGAATTTTCCCCTTTTGTTATAAATAATTTGTTAAATAAATAAAAAAATAGTATATTTGTAGTATGGAAAAAGAAAGGAATTATTACGCTAAAGTGGCGATAGTTGGTCAATCTGGTACAGGGAAATCTTATTTAAGTAAAACTGCTGATAAAGAAACAACAGGTTTAATTAATGTAGAAAGAAAACCTTTACCTTATAAATCAATGCCTCTTTTTAAATTTGAAGGTAGACCTAAAACATGGGTAGCATTTATTAAAAATTTAAATGATTATATTAATAACCCAGAAGTTAAATCAATTATTATTGATTCTCAAACAATGGCTTTAAATATATTGCACAATGAAATGGGTAAAACTTTTACTGGATATGATATTTATAAAAACTTTAATAAAGCTGTTTATGATTATTTAGAAACATTAAAGAATGCAGAAAAAGACATTATTGTTTTATCACATGATGAAATTTTACCAATAGAAGGAGAAAAAGTAAAGAGAATGGCTGTTCACGGAAAAGAATATGAAGGTAAAATAGAACAGCACTATAGTATAGTTCTTTATACAGGAACTAGACTAAAAGAAGGTAGTCCTGAATATTTTTTAAAGACTTTTGAGCCTGGTACATCAACTAAAGTACCAGAAGGTTTATTTCCAGATAAAAATGGAATAACTTTAAAAGAAATTAAAAATGACAGTGGTTACATATTTGAAGAATTAAAAAATTATTACAGTAAATAATATGAATATAGTAGATAAAAAACAATCAGACTTTGAAAAAAAGTATTACGCAGGATTAGAAAAATTTAAAATAATTAAAGTAAATCCAACATTAGAAGAAAAATGCAAACTCTATGATAGAGAACCTAGAGAAAATGAAAAAGAAACAGATTATGTAACAATTAAAGAAAATGTAGATACTGTTAGAATTTCAATTTATATGGAAGCAATTGATACAGATAGAATTGTATCTAAAACTTTCTTTATTGAAAATAATCCATCTGTTTCTAGAGATGGAGCTAAAACTCAATATATTAATTCAGTTTGTCAATCTACTTGGGTTGATAGTGAAGAAAACTTACCTACTTGGTTTACAGACCATATTGATTTTAAAACAAAATTAAGTATGGGTAAAAAAACTTACAGAGTTGCTAAAAAAGGAGAAGTTGATTTATATGAATTTTTTAAAAATGTTACTCAAACTAAAGTAGATTATAGAAATACTGAAGTTAACATTGATTTTAAATTTGTAAAACTTTTAAGAGGTGAATTTAATGATATTAATACTTATTTT